GCTAAAAATTTAATTGTCAGAGTATCCGCCCCAATGACTGACGGGCCACCGCCCAAGGGCTTCAAACATACGTCTACAGTACATAAAGATAAAAAACCATATGGCTTTGATTGCGTTTCAAGATTCCAAAGCAATCAATGTTTAACTTGTACCGCATGTTGGGATAAGAGAATAAAAAATATTAGTTACAAGGAACATTAAAATGAAATTAAAAAATAAAGAATCTACAGAATACACTAACAAAGAATTAAATTTTATTTATAAAGTTGCTTTAAAAAATAATTTTAAAGGTGATTTTTTAGAATTTAAATATGAGTTTCACCATTGTTCAGAAGTATTTCTTGAACTCTGTGGAGTTCAAATAAATTATTTTAAAAAATAAAAAAAAAAATAAAATACCATGCGAACAGGCACATGCTCAAGCACAAGCATATTCATTCCTTTATTAGCGTGCACAAGCACACGCTCAAGCACAAGGCTTCAGCTTGGAAAAAAAATAGTTGACTCCTGGGCTGAGTCCTATAATATCCTGTATACGAAAGGATAATGATATGAAAATGATCAACTCAGATATCGAAGTTCTAAGCGTCGGTATCGGTTCAACCTTCGATCCAGATAATGGTAAGTACGAGTCTGGGATCCTGGTTGTAGTCCTAAGGGACGAGAAAGGCACTAGCGTTTCAGTTAAGTTGGAATGCAATGTCAACGAGCTGCGGGCCAAGTTCAGGCATGAAAGGACATATCAAAAGATGCTTGCACTATTCAAAGGTGACCGACAGGCTCTGACCAAAGCCATCAAAAAAGAACTAAATAAATAATTACAAAGCCCTGGATTTCCGGGGCTTTTTTATTTTCCAGAAATGTATATAATTAAGGAACTTCAACAAGCACACGCTCAAGCGCAGGCTCAAGATCCTGGGTCCATGGTTGATGGACCACGAACAATGGTTCGACAGAAGCGAAGTCAGACGCAAGATCAAGCACAAGCCCTCCGGAATAAAAATAAATGGCTCTCTCTTCGACGCCCTTTGCCATAATAAAATTATCCTTGCAAAGAGAATATCGCTTTAAATTCCATGAAATTTGAAAGGGGGATAAATTAATTTTGTTAAGTTTTGTTAATTTAAGTTCACACCAAAAAGATATATTTCTTTTATACTTTTTAGATTTAAAAACGCCTAATAAATCAGGTAATCCAGGAGTGCCATACGTTTCAATTCTTGTCCAATGTATGTTTGGAGTTATCTCCTTAACATTCTTCCAAAAAGTTGACTCCCTTCCTCGCTTTATTGAGGAACCTTTTTTCTTTTCTCTGTCTTTTACTGATCGTTTCTCTTTTCTCAACAATCCGGATTTCATCTCCTTCGACAACGCAGAGTCGGACTCCAAGTTCTTTTTGTTGTGGTTTAAGTTTGTTGCCACTCCCTCCAACGGTTTTACCATTTACAACTCTACTCCCATGAGATGTTTTAATATCAAGATAGAAGGACTTACCATTATTAGGATTAACAACAACAATATCTATTGGTCCTTGTTCGCAAATGTTTTTGAAAACCAGATAACCTTCTTCAAGAAATTTGTTGATCGCTTTGTTCTCGCTGATCGTTCCCTTGTATTGCCTCGGATCCATTGTCCTCCTCAGTGGGGGTGCTTTCAATAATCACTGTCTTTTTCATTTTGGATAGCATTTCAGTCACCTCTTCTAAAGATAAACCATCAATGCTTTTGTCTTTAACTTTTTCTTTTTTCTCATAATATCCTGCAGCCTTACCTCTACTTATTTCTGCAGCCAAAGCAGTTTTTAAATCAGGTTTCATATCAAATTCATTTATATCTTTACTATCTGGATTTTCTGCACGAAGACCAATTTCATGTAGCCTACGCATATGTGTAGCCGGAGATATTTTATATTTGTTCCAAAGATCCTCTTGTAATGCTCTGATGTAAGCATGAACCCTGGGGTAATCCCTAGGATTTTGTAATTGAGATGCTATTTGTCTAGCGGTCTTTTCAGAATACCCCGCCATGATTGCGCACTCTGTGGCCGTTTTCCTATTCTCTTGAGCTACGATATGATGGGCAAATTCTATTTGCTTTGGCGTTAAGCTATCCCGCATCTCTGATAACTCTTTTGTCAAAACTATTGGATCTCTTGGACTTCTTAGTTTCATAGTTATTTTCTATAAAGAACATTTTATTTAAAATCAATGTAAAAACTTAACAAATATTGAAAAGGTTGCTCAACTAGAGGTTTGGAAGAATACTTTGTTCTTCGGAAGAACGGTTGGAAGACCCTTTTTTAATGCTACTTTTACTGATTTTATTGACTAAATATACTTTGGAAGACCGGAAGAACGGATTTTGAAATATTTTTTTATTTTTTTTTTATTTTGAGTCAATGGTTCTTCTATAGTAAACTATTCTTCCGTGGTCAGTGGTCAGTGATTGGTTATCCTTTCACAATCACTCTATTTCCCTCCTTTTTTATACTTTGTCCATTGACCACGACTATAAAAAAGTATAAAATCCTATACAGAAATGGACATAACAATTAAGGTCAAAGATAGATTTGGTAAAATGCACTCTTGTAGTTTTATCGGTGATAAAAAAGAAGATGTAATCCAGGGTATGCAGGAATATATCGACAAAAATAGAGATAAATATATTCACATATTCTTTGGTTCTGAGGAAGAGTCAAAGCAGTTTACCTATGACGAATTGTTTAATCCCAAAAAAAGAAAGGCAGAATAATGAAAGTAGAAGCAACATATAGAGATTACAAAAATGTAATCAAACTAGTAGACTTTATTAATAACAATAAAGTTTTTCGTCAATATACCGGAACCGATAATATCTTTGATAACATCAAAGAAATTTATTCTCACTATAGCGGTGGCGGGTTCGAACATCTAATGATACATCTTAACAATAGGCATATAATCGTTTATGATTATGCTTATACAACATTAGAATATTCGGCAGACACCTGGGATAGCATTACAGAGTATATCAGCGGTGCTACAAGAATAGTAGGAGATGATGAGTTTGATGACGGGTTTGGCTACGAAGCAGACAAAAGAGGACACGAGGAAGGACAAAGGATTGCGACTGTGGATATAGACAAATATTTATTAACCGATAGTGAAACTCCGGATTGGGGGTTAAACGTATGACATACCTAGTAAACGAGATCACCTTCTATAAAGTAGATGATGAAGGTGAAGAGGTGGTTGACAAAGACGGAAATGTTATTGAATACACCTTTAAACCTGGGATCAGAGTTAAAGCCATGGAAAATCTAACAGATGACTTTGATGATGATATGATGGAGGAAATAAAAAAATGAACAACAAAGATAGAGTAAAAAAAATTAAAAGTCTTTTGGGTTTGAAGGGCGAGGATGGTGAAGATGAATACTATTATCGTGTCGCAGATGTTCTTTGTGATCTAAAACATTTTTGTGATGCTGAGTCTATTGATTTTAATAATGAAATAGATATGGCACAAACATTTTATGAGAATGAAGTATAACTACGATCATATAAAAAAACTTTTATTAGAAAAGTATGCGTGGGTCCGTGTTCCCTGGTGGATACCAGGGGCGGACTTACCAAGAGAATATGGAATAATTAGAGAGGATCAAGACAATGACAGGGAAAAAGGGAAGTATACAAGAAGCAAACATAGGTGATCGTGGAGGATCACTTCGACATCAGGTTGAAGCCGGAATAAAAAGAAAAGCTAGAAGAGAGGCCGAGAAGCTCATGGGTAAAAATTATTTTACAAATATGCAAGAAGTTATGCTTCGAGCTGCCATAGAGTTAAATGAAAGGAAAAAAAATGTATAAATATTTAGATATACCTGGGTGGTTTAATATGCATGACGCCTACATGAACATAGTTAAATATGTAGATGATGGTCAAACAATAGTAGAAATCGGTTGTTTTGCAGGTAGAAGCACAAGATTTTTAATGGATGGATTAGATTATGCTGGTAAACACACAGTAAAAGTTCATGTCATTGATACTTTTGAAGGCTCAGGAATGGAACACGCTGAGGTTAATTTAAGCCCTATGTACGACGAGTTCATGAGAAATTTAGATGATTACATCCAGGATGAAAGGCTCATAGTTCATGTCAATAGATCAGATAATCAAAATATTCTTGATTCTTTTGCTACAAATTCAGTTGCAGCAGTAATTATTGATGGGGACCACACGCTAGAGGCGGTGGAAAAGGATGTTTACAATTGGTGGCCTAAGATAATGGAAGGTGGTATTATGGTTGGTGATGATGTAAGGTTAGACTCAGTGAAGCAGGGTTGTTATAGAGGCTTGGCAAGACATGATATTAATACAGTCACACATGTAAGAGGAGAAGAGGGTTGGTTCGCAAAGATAAAACACCCAGACGCAGACAAGTTGGGAGAACAACTAAAACTGATCCCAGGAAAAAACTCTATGTTATTAAATGGTTAGATGCTTATGAAATGGCCTCAGGTTGGCACACCTTTGAAGAAGCACTCAAGATTAAACCTCCCGAAGTCACTTCTGTGGGCTATGTTATTGATGAGAACGAAAACTATACCATTATCGCTGCGGATCTCGGCTCTAATAAGATGGATAATGATGTCGGTCGGGTACAAGTGATCCCTGGTCAGTGGATCGTGGACAAAAGAGAAGTCAAGTAATTTATTTAAATTTTACTATAGATATTGACTTGCGAACTTTGATATACTAGAAGTTCTCATGAAAAAATTTGAATTAAATCACAAGGCCCTAAAGCCCACAGAGCTACGCAATCTGCTCATAGCATCACTACAAAATAAGATATCGAAAATAAAGCCTAATCCAACTGAGGTCGAAAAGCCTTCGGCTCCATAATAAAAGCCTGTTCTAGCATAGAGTCTACCTGGTCTAATAAGTTATCCCAATCCTCTTCTAGATAGCCATTCACTTCCCCGTCAGAAAAAGTCACCAAGACTTTACCTACTGTATCTTTCAACACCGGGTCGTACATCTGTTGTCTTTGGACAGATAGCACGATTTTTGTTTTTATATCGTTCAACATATCGTTGTCCTTTGTTAAAGCGGGAGATCG